GAGTACAATCTTCAACTTTAGCTTTGATGATTGAAAAAGGAGATATACCAATGGTAAATTGTGCTATTTTTTCTGATACCCAAAGTGAACCAAAAAAAGTTATGGATTATCTTAAATATCTTAAAACACAAGTGTCATATCCAATTTACATTGTCACAAAAGGTAATTTAAGAAAAGATTTGCTTACTTTAGCAAGTGGTAAAAAAATAAATCAAGTTGGTGTTCCATTTTGGACTTTATCAGATAAAAATACAAAAGGAATTGCTAGAAGAACTTGCACATCAGAATATAAAATAAAGCCATTAATTAAAAAAGTTAGACAATTATTAGGTTTTAAAAAAGGAGACAGAGTAAAAAAAGGTATTAGAGTTGAACAATTATTTGGCATATCAAGAGATGAAATTTACAGAGTCAAACCATCTCAATATCATTATATTCAACATTTATACCCATTAATAGATAAAGGCATGAGAAGATATGATTGTATTAATTGGATGGAAAGAAATAATTACAAAATACCACCTCGTTCAGCTTGTACTTTTTGTCCATTTCACTCAGATAAAGAATGGATAGAAGTTAAAAAAAATAAATTAGAATGGGAACAAGTAGTAGAATTAGATGAAAATATAAGAAAAATACCATCTTTAAGAGATAATGCTTTTTTACATAAAGACAGAAAACCTATTAAAAACATTAATTTTAATAAAGACGAAAATCAGCTAGATTTATTTAACTCTGAATGCACAGGTTTTTGTGGTAGTTAAATGTTAGGATTTTTAAGAATTTTTAAATATGTCAGAAAAAGATTGATTAAACTATCACTTGAAAATAAAATGCTTAAAGTACAGCTTGAATATTATAGAGCAATAGTTGAGTCAGATAATAATAGAAAACATTAGATGGTTAAAAAAAAGTCAAAGTTCAGACACATTTCAATAGATAAAAAAAAATACTATTTTTATGAGATTAAGTGGTATGACATTTTAGGAGACTCAGGTCATGCAAGTTCAAAAGAATTTGATGTTATGAAACCAGCTTTGATGACAACTACAGGATATGTTTATTCTAAAGATAAAAAACATCTTAAAACATTTGCTAGTTATGATGAAAACGAAGAAAGTTTTAGTGATAGAAATGTTTTTCCTATTGGTTGCATAAAGGAGTTAAAAAAGATAGAGATATAGGATTATGAAATCCGACATAAATAGGGCAGAAAAAAGAAAACAAATGGGCAGACCCATAAAAGATGTTGATGAAAAAATATTAGCAAATTTAAGTCAAATAGGATGCACACAAGAAGAAATAGGAAGTATTGTTGGAATATCTGCAAGAACATTACAAAGAAGATTTGCCGATTTATTAGAGGTTAATAAAAACAAAGGTAAAGCTTCTTTAAGAAAAAAAATGTACGAGAAAGCTATGAAAGGTAATGATAAGCTTTTGATATGGCTGTCTAAGAACTACCTGAACATGGTTGATAAAGTACATACAACATCCACAACAGAGCCTTTACCATTAATTATAGAAGCACAAGCTGAAGAAGTTAAAGATATAAATGGCAAAGAAAAAAGGTAATCTTTATGGCAAAGTAATTGTCTATGAGAAAACACATAAAGGTACATCTATTGGGAGACGACCTAATACTTCTTCAATGAATAAAAATCGCAAAAGAAGTTTTAAAAAATACAGAGGACAAGGTAAATGACTAAGCGATCAATGTTCTATCCAAATGGAGAGTTTATTCCATATCAAATGCCACAAGATTATAGACCATCACAAGGTAGAGGTAGCTGTGGGAACTGTGGATTGTTTTCACAAAAACATATGTTTTGTGGTGTATTTAGAACACAAGGAGTCAGAGATACTTACGTTTGTAATAAATGGCGACCAAGAAGATTTAAAAGATAATGGAATTAATTTTACTTAATGATGGTTTGTATAGTTTAGTATCTGTTACAAAAGAAATGATGCAAGGTGTAAAAATATTAGAAGAAGTAGATTGCTTTGATTTGTGTGATATTCTTAGATTATATCTAACTACATATTATGAAGCACCTTATAATGTTCATGTAATGAATGATGGAAGTGGGGATTTTTATGGGTGCATTTGTAGATGATTAATGTTATTTACAAATCATGTCAATTCATGGAAAAAGAAAACTAAATAAACCTTTTAGAACACCATCAGCTTCAAAGAAGTTTGGAGTGTTTGTAAGAAACAAAAAAACAGGTAGAGTTCAAATAGTAAGATTTGGCTCAAAAAGGTTATCAATAAAAAAAAATATACCAAGTAGGCAAAGATCATTTATGAAAAGGTTTGCACCTATTTTGGCAAAAGCTAAACGATCAGGAAAACAGTTAAACTTACAACCTGTCTTTTGGGCTGTAAAAAGTTGGAGAAAAGGATTTAATATATAATGGCACTTAAAATATCAGAAGAATCAAAAGTACAAATGCCAATGAAAACAGTTTTATCTCTGTTAAGTATGGTTGCTATCGGAACATGGGCTTATTTTGGAATTATAGAATCACAAAATCGTATGGCCACACAATTAGAACTTATGACAAAAGATGTTGAACACAATACAGAGTTTAGAATTAAATGGCCAAGAGGACAAATGGGTAGCCTACCAGCAGACTCAGAGCAGTTTATGATGATTGAAGATTTATATAAAACAACAGATAGATTAAATAAACATATTGAGTCTATGGCCTTAAACAAAGTAAATATTGAATTTTTACAAAAACAAATGGAAAAAGTTTTATCTGATATTGAAAAATTAAAAGATTCAAATAGAGAAATGAAATATACAAATGGAACTAGCCAATGATTGAATCAGTAATAGCTTTATTGATGTTTGTTAATGGAGAAATAAAAGAACACAGAATACAAGATAATATGGCCACATGTTTGAGAGGTAAAAGAGAAGCTGAAAGAACTTTTAGCGAAACTGTATCTTATAAATGTTGGAGAGGCACAGCAGAAACAGAAATATATATGGGAGAAAAAAGTATAAAAAAAATAATACTAAAATAATTTATGAGTTTTATTAATGATAGATTGGGTGTTAAAAACTGTAGAAAAAATAACAAGGGCAATATTCCATTGGACTTGGCGAGTTCAAACACACAGGAAATACAAAAGAAAGAAAAAGTAAATGGAATATATTTTAACTATGGTTATGTGTTCAGTAATAAATGGTAAAACAACTTGTATTCCACCATATCAATTTGAAGCAAAATATCCTGATGCTTATGAGTGTATGCTTGATGGCTATAATGAATCTTATAATAAAATTGTAGAATTAGGCAGAGACGATGTTAATAAATATAATATCTACATAAAATTTGGTTGCTATGAAGATAACTTTAACAAAACCCCAACACAGCATATCATCATCAAAGAAAAGATTTAGAGTTTTAATATCAGGTAGAAGATTTGGTAAGACATATCTTGCTATAACTGAGATGATGAAATACGCATCAAAACCCAATCAAAGAATATGGTATGTAGCACCAACTCTTAAAATGGCAAAAGACATATGTTGGAGTCAATTAAAAGAAGTTTTAAATCAGTTTAATTGGATAGAAGATATAAACGAAACAACACTTACAATAACTATAAGAAAAACTAATAGTACAATAAGCTTAAAATCTAGTGATGCTCCTGACTCACTTAGAGGTACAGGATTAAATTTTTTAATATTAGATGAGTTTAGTGACATAGATAAAAGAACTTGGTTTGAAGTATTAAGAGCATCAGTATCAGATACATTGGGTCATGTTCTTATGTGTGGTACTCCAAAAGGTTATGGTAATTGGACTTATGAAATGTATTTAAAAGGTAAGCAAGACCCTGAGTGGGATAGCTTTCAATACACTACATTAGATGGTGGTATGGTTAATAAAGAAGAAATAGAACAAGCAAAACAAGACTTAGATCAAAGAACATTTAGACAAGAGTTTGAGGGTACATTTGAAAATTATGCTGGGTCAATCTATTATAACTTTCATCCTGTTGAGTCTGTTGTAGAAAAACCAATAGATTATACAAGACCCTTACATATTGGAATGGATTTTAACGTATCGCCAATGTCATGTTGTGTGGCTCAGATAGAAAAAGATAAAATATATATTGTTGATGAGATAGTAATTTATTCAAGTAATACTGATGAAATGGTACAAGAAATAAGAGATAGATATGGAACTAAGATGCACATAACTATCTATCCTGACCCAGCTTGTAGGCAAAGAAAAACAAGTGCTGGTGGGAGAACTGACTTATCAATATTACAAAATGGTGGCTTTCATGTTAAAGTAAAAACAAGACATCCAGCAGTAAGAGATAGAATCAATGCAGTTAATTCTAAACTCAAAGATACTAATGGAAACAGATATATTTTTGTTTCCAAATCTTGCAAAACATTGATAAAAGGATTACAAAGACAAACGTACAAGGAAGATACAAATATTCCTAACAAAGAGGATGGATTTGACCATATGAATGATGCTTTGGGTTATATGATTGATTACATAAAACCTTTAGTAGTTCAAATGCCAAGTTCAAGACCAACTAGATGGACAATGAAATAAACTATGGCATATTCACGAGATCAAGCATTTGAAACACACAAAGACTACAGAGAAAATGTTAATCAATGGGAATATTACATAAGATCATTTAATGGTGGATATGATTACACACTTGGTCAATATTTAAATAGATATAACTTAGAATTAGATAGCGAGTACAATCAAAGACTTGGTAATACTCCATGTGATAACCATTGTAAAAACATCATACAAATTTATTCATCGTTTTTATTTAGAGTAAAAGCATCAAGAGATTTTGGTGCTATGGCTGATGAGCCTAGTTTAGTACAATTCTTAAAAGACTCTGACTTAGATGGAAACCATTTTGACTCTGTTATGAAACAGGCTCAAAACTATGCTTCTATTTATGGTCATTGTTTTATTGTTTTAGATAAACCAAAAGTCACTACAAATACAAGAGCAGAAGAACTAGACCAAGACATAAGACCATACATATCAATATTAACACCTGAGAATGTTTTAGATTGGAATTTCAAAAGAGAAATAAATGGAAAATACACACTAGATTATCTTAAAGTAAGAGAAGAAGTAGATAAGGATGGGGGAACGTACTTTAGATTATGGTATCTTGATCGGATTGAAACTGTCTATGCTAAATCAGACAGAGACGAGCCGACAATAATAGATACTGCCGATAATCTGATTGGCAAGATACCAGCAGTTATCTTATACAATTCCAAATCGCACAAAAAAGGGATTGGTCAATCAGACCTTACTGACATAGCTGATTTGCAGAAAGCTATCTACAATGAGTTATCAGAAGTAGAACAGCTTATCAGATTAACAAATCATCCTAGTTTAGTTAAGACTCCATCGGTTAATGCTAGTGCTGGTGCTGGTGCTGTAATAGAAATGCCTGAAGAATTAGAGCCTAATTTAAAACCATA